GAGGGCTTACGCCCTCAACGTACTCGATGTGATCATTGGCGACCTGACGCGTAATGGTACGCGTGAGATCTACGAAGCCGTAGTCTTCAAGGATGGACCAGCTGTTACAGTATTGCAACGCTATGGCCAATTCCTTGGAGCGGTTCCGCATCTCGATGGTTGGAAGTTATTAGGCAAAAGTGTCATCGACGCTTTGTACCTGGCTCGCGCCACGTACGAGGTGCTGATGGACTCGATACCTAAGTTTGGTAACTTCCCTGTGGAGGAACAACTTCAGTTATTCGTCCAGATGAAAGCATGGCCTCGCGAAAGTTTTATTAAATTCGCGAAGTACATGACAGCGTGGCCTATGGCACGCTTCCTGAGGAACCAGCTACCTGAGCGCCCATTGGGGTTCATTGGTAGCCCTCTTGTCTTTAAAGGGCGGATTCGTAAAATGATTATGAACCGCGTAATTTCCTTTACAGAGAAGAATGCCCGGCTATGTGCCGGCTATCTTCAGGGTATTAAACGTGGTGCTCACGAGGCTGATAAAGATTTTATTCATCAGACCATGGTGAAGCATCGTGCTGCGTTGGGGAAACCCAGTAGGGCGACCCCAGACAGCGTGAGACTACTGACACCTTACTTCAGTCGATTGTTTAGATCATTCAGACCTAACCTTCCTCGCATGTTGGAGGCATCTACGTCAGCTAGTTTCGAATCCAAACGCTCCGAAGGTGGAGCGCGTGGTTATTTACGTGAACAGATAGGTGGATACTTTCCACGAAAACCTTCCGTTGAGTCCACTCAGACCCGGGCGGCACGAGCATTGCATGACCGATTTATATCAGGCCATGTGCCAGCACCCCCTGGATTCGAGTTACCCCAACCTGAGGATGATACCTCTGAGGATCTTCGTATCCTAGAGGAACTATCTTATCCACGTGAGTCATCCGAACCAGCCCCCCCCCTCCCTAAGTTTGGTTCCTTTTTGGGATCCGAGCTTCTGGAGATGGTTGAGACTAGTCCAGGTGTCATTGAGGAAGTCCATGGAGTGGCTTTACCGTCAGTCTCTGAACTCCTTGATGATGCCCTCGCATCACCTTCCGATGTTATGGTATCTGCGGTTCTAGAACCTCTTAAGGTCCGTCTGATTACAAAAGGTAATTCCCTCCGTTATTGGATTAGTCGATCTTATCAGAAGAGTCTCTGGGAACACTTAAAGAAGTTTCCCCAGTTCTCTCCCACGAATCGTCCGCTGGGTACTATGGATTTCTCTTCTCTCCTTGATAGAGAGAAGCATTTGGGTTTGAACTTCCCAAATTGGGTATCGGGCGACTACTCTGCCGCCACTGATAACCTGGATATAGCTTTTACCAAGCTAGCATTTGAGGAGTCCCTCACTCACCTTCACTACAATGATGATCGATACCTCGCAGTTCTACGATCTGTTCTCTATGAACAAACCATACACTACCCGGAATCTCAGAATCATTGGAGGGATCTTGAGCCCCTCTCTCAATCTACAGGCCAGTTAATGGGATCAACACTTTCTTTTCCCATTCTGTGCTCTGTCAACATAGTAGCCTACTGGGCCGCCCTCGAGGAATATACACACACCACCGTTAGTCTGCGGGACTTACCCGTTCTCGTTAATGGTGATGATATCCTCTTCCGCGCCGATGATGGGTTCTATGCGCTTTGGTTGAAGTATATCGACTTGGTTGGTTTCACACTGTCCCTCGGGAAGAACTATGTACATCCGACTATCCTAACAATGAACTCACAGGTCTTTCATTATCATAATGGTGGCTTTGTAGCCCTACCATTTCTTAATACTGGCCTCTTGACCTCTCAAGCTAAGATAACTGGGAGTACAGATTCGCAAACTATGCCCATATGGGCCTGTTATAACAATACGATACCTTATGCGTGTGATCCGGCTCGTGCCCATCGGCGGTTTGTCCACTACAATCGACAGGCCATCGAAAGGTTCACATGTTCGAAAACTGGTACTACCTTTAACCTAGGTCTCCCCTTCCCTAGAGGAGGCCTTGGCTTTGATATACCTTCGGACATACCGAACAAGATTACATCATTCCAGCGTCGTTTTGCGACCTTTCTCCAATCCCGACTGATTACAGCCCTGGGAAGTGGTGAATTGAACTCTACTCTATTGGGTCTTATACCCGATAAGGATGGGGTAACTTATGGTGGTATTATATCTGTACCACCCCCCCTCGAGTTGGATATTCATCATACACCCAAGTTAATACTGGAGGGCCCCTTGGGCCCCTTCTCTGAACATACTATTCTTTACACCCCACTTCGACATTCCTTACCGAAGATGTCCCAGCCCATTGATACTGATGGAAAGGTCCTGGCACCAAAAATGCCATCACACTCTATTTTTAGAGACTATCGTTCAAATCAATGGGGTCGGATGTCGACGGTTGAGATTTCGCAGTGGCCATATCGCATTGCCGAAGATGTGAGTCCCCCAGTACTTGATAACTGAGGGCTCCGGCAACCGTGGTGGATACCTTATCAATATTGCGCTAGGTGATACTATACCATCTAGCGAATGGGGTTATAACCCTTATTACCCAAAACGGTGGATCCGGATGGACCGGCCCGATTTCGGGAGTCCTTCTTCAAGTGTGAGCATGTGGAACAGTAAGGAACATATCGTTCCCCAGTGTGATACATGTGTAGCCGCCCTTTAAGCGGTTTCCACTTGAGGAGAATCCGTACCTCAATAGTTCCGTGCTAAATGACCAGATTAACTATAGTTCCCACTCTGACGTCTTGCTCTTGATTGAGCGATAAGATATCTCTGATCAACGTGGTCCTGGCCTAAATGCCGACAGACTACACGGGTAAAGCTTTGAAGCTAGGTTATGATGTATAGTCGCGAGATCATGACTCGGTATCCCATATAACATGAAGAATAGTAAATCACAAAAGACTGGCCCGAAGTCAAAATCGGGCAGTGACCTTGCATATGTTGCAATTTCGAAAACTCAAAGGAGTGTAGCACCTCGGAGCAGTGTCGGCACCATGGGTCGGCGTATTCAGCACCGTGAACTTGTAGCGGATGTATCCAGCTACATTGTTTTCACGCCTACTGAGTATCACCTTAACCCTGGTCTTGCAGGCACTTTTCCCTGGTTATCTACCCAGGCTCTTGCTTGGGAACAATACCATTTTAACAGTCTACGTTTCGAGTATATTACCCGCACATCGACTGCTAATGGGGGCTCAATTATCTTGACACCCGAATACGATCCTCTAGATCCCGTACCCCTCGATGAGAAACAGGCGACTAACAACGCCGATTCTGTCGAGGCTGCGCCCTGGTCGAACTTTACGTGTGTCCTTGACCCCTCAGCTCTCCATCCGAATGGCCCTCGCAAATTCGTGAGGACCAGTCGAACGGCTGGCGATTTGCGTAACTATGACGTTGGTACACTTGTTGTGTCCGGCGTTGGTAGTTCGTCTATCGCCTCCGTTGGAAAGCTCTGGGTGTGTTATGATATTGAGTTCTTTTCTCCTCAAACCGGTGCACCTGATGGTCCGACACAGACAACGACTAGTTATCTTGCTGCCGAACAGACGCTCACTAGTAACACTGATACCGCACTTGTGTGGGCCAATGTTATTAGAGCACCTGACGCCCTTCATTGGCGTCCAGCTGGTACAGCTACCACGACCATACAGTCCTTCCTCCCGCCGGCTGGATCATATAACATCGATCTTCAGATCGAGTCATCTGATTCCTCCGCGGAGGCAGTGACTATAAGTTCATGGTATATCATGACCGACTCTGTCATCGGAACGACGACAGGTCCCATGACGGTTAATCAGTCAACAGTTGCTGCCGCTGGAAAGGTTTTAACCCATTCCATGTGGACAATCACCGTTGACTCCACCGTTACCGGTTTCACCTTTATGGTGAATATGGTTGGAGGTGGTACCCTCAAGGTCCTACCGAGCTCACTCACCTTGTTCCGTGTAACTCCCGCATAAACAGGTCACTTATAACCTAAGTTACGGGAATTGGTCGATATCTACTCCTCTCGCTTCCTATGAACCCATTGCTCCCTCTACCGTCACTGATTGATAATTACATCATGTGCCCCCTTCCAGAAATGGATTGGGACTCTACACATCTTGACTTACCAATCATCTGTGGCAGCAAGAAGTTTATATGGGAGTAGGTGCAAGACCAGGTACTTCTGATTCCCGACCTCCACAAACCAATTATCTCATCGACCTCCGTGTAAGAGTTGGTCTCTGG